ATAAATATCTAATTGTATGTTCTGATCTTTTAACGAGTTTAGAAAATTGTTTGGTGGTGTAGCAAGGTATGCCATTAATTTCAATTGTTTGGTTATTCATATAAGGGTGTTTGTCCTTTGCTCCATTTCTTCTATTGAATTGTAAATAATTAATTTACTTGGAATTTGCTTTCTTAATAGAAGATACTTTTTCAATCTTTTTTCTGTTGTGTAGTGTTCCCCTTGCTCATTATCCAGGTAAATAAATCTGTTCCCCACCTTATAGTTTACCACGTATAGCATCATACAGTATAGGGTAATATGCTGTCAAGTATAGGGTGGGAAAGATTTAAAAAAATTTCGTGAATTTCACGATTTGGGTACATCTATAAGGGTACAGGTGTACCCACGGTTTTTAGGGTTAATTCCTTATCCTGTAACGAATAACCCTTGATTTTGGTGGGGTAAACATTTGTTAAGAAGTGTACCCAAGGTGTACCCAAGTTTATTCTTTATACTGTAAGTAATTAACTCATTTTGGGTACACTGGGTACACTGGGTACACCAATTTTTTTTTCACCTGTTGAATAATAGGGTGCTTTTTTTAGATGGTCCTGGTGTACCCACTGTACCCACTGTACCCATTTTCAGCTAATTGTATATTGTGTATATAGTTATATTGGGTACACTTTGGGTACAGTGGGTACACTTGTTTTCTATCGGTGATCAAGAAAAAATTTAATTTTTTTTCGTTTAAAACTGGATTTTTAGAAAAACTGGTGATACAATTAATTGTATCAAGAGTTAAGGAGTTATGAACTATGAAGAATTATTTTAGTGAATGTGCTGATCTTGAAGCTGCAAAAAAGATTTACAGAAAGCTTGCTTTTAAATTGCACCCTGATCAGGGTGGATCAAAAGAAGCTTTTCAGAATCTTCAGAATCAGTATGAAGCTTTTCTTAACAACACCTGGACAAATGCGTTTAATGCTTATGCTGAAGAAAAGGGTTATGCACCTAAAGCTAATGCTGATGTTTTTAAGGAGATTTTGAAAGAAGCTGTCAAGCTTGCAAATGACAAGTATCTTGTGCAGATCATCGGTTATTGGATTTATGTTTTTAACGGTTTCACCATTAAAGAAGATTTGAAATCTTTGGGTTTCTGGTGGAGCAAGAAACATAAAGCATGGATTTATTCTGGTATGTCTAAAATCAAGATTACTACCAGACTAACCCTTGATCAGATTAAAGATCACTATGGTTGTGAAACTATAGTTGATGAAAAAGAAGAAATTAAGAAGATTCAATAGTTGAAGTTTTAATTAAAAAGTTATAAAATTTATATTAAGGGGTTTTATATGGAAGAAAAACAAACAGTAATTTGTGCATGGTGCAATAAGGTTTTAGAACAGGGAAATAGTAAACATATTTCCCACGGTATGTGTAAAAGCTGTTTACAGGAACAGCTAAAGGAGTTGTCAAGAATAGAGAACAGAACAATTAAAAAAGAATATGTTTTAACTGATAGTTCTGGTGCTGTTTATGATTGTCGATTAATGGATAAAATAGAACTTGACAAAGCACAAGCTATTATGTTAGAATCAACTGATGGTTTTAGATTCTGGAAACTGAAATAAGGAGTTAAGGAAATGGAAGGAAAAGAAACGATTTTAAAACGGATTCAAAAACTGTTTGCACTTGCTGGTAATAACCCATCTGAAAAAGAAGCATATGCAGCTATGTTGAAAGCACAAGAATTGCTGCTTGAACATGGTTTGTCTATGGAGCAGGTAAACGGTTTTGAAGAGGAAGAAAAAGCAGATTCTTCTATTAAAGAAGATTCCGTTGAACAGGGTGGTGGTAAACTGTATGGTTGGCAAACTGTTGTGATGCGTGTTATTACTAAGAACTTTAGATGCAAATGGTTTGTTGATCGTGATAATGGAAGGATCACGAAAAAGGGAACATATAGAAACGATAAGAAGCTGATGTTGTTTGGTCAAGCAAAAGATGTTGATGCAGCAAGGGAAACAATTAATTTTATTTTCAAGGTTGCACCTGCTTTGTGGAAACAGTTTTATAAAACGTGGTCTGAAATACCTGGAAACTTTACTTTTAATAAATCACAAACCTATGCTATGAAAAATGATTATTTTGCAGGGTTTGCTAAAGGGTTAGAAGATAAATTTATTGAGCAGGTACAAAGCAAAGATTTAATGATTGTTATTCCTGATGCTGTTATCAATTCATGGGAAATGCGATCAAGAAACTTTACCAGTTTAAAAGGTTCTGGTTTTAATCGGTCCTATAATGATCAAGCTTATGGTCAAGGTTATAGGGATGGGAAAGGTGCATCTGAAAAACACAAATATATTAATGGTTAAGGAGTTTAATAAATGCACTGTATTAAATGTGGGCATATTTTTAAAGTAGATGAAAAAATGCATTTGGTTTCTGGTGCAGCTATTTGTGAAGCTTGTTTTAAATGTCCTGGTGGATGCAGCAGGGTTGTTGTTCAAGCTGATGGTACATTTAAATGTTTGGTTTGTGGTACTGTCAGGAAAGCTAATTAAAAGTATCAGATGCACCTTGAAACAGGGGATTTTGAAAATCCCCTGTTTTTTTATTTAAAACCTTGCACGTGAAGGCATCACCACGGCATTTTCTAAAGCAAGTTGATACTTGGATACCACCCAAATCAAGCATAAAATTTTTTCTGAAAATCTGGATATCTGCAAAAAACCGTGCTATATTTAATTGTATCTTAGAGTTAAGGAGTTTAGGAAATGACAAGAAAAGATTATGAATGGTTTGCTGATCTGATTGGGGTGTATCAGAAAGAATTGCCTTGGAAGTTTGTACAGGAAATTGAAGATTATTTTGAAGCTGCTAACCCTAAATTTGATCGGGAAAAGTTTGAAAAAAGAATAGAATTAGATTGACAGAAAACAGTAAAACGTGCTACATTTAAAGCAGGTTCGTTGAACCTGCTTTATTTTTTTTATAAGGAGTTTTGCAGATGGCAAAAAGCAAAACAAAATCTTCAGGGGATGCTTCAAAGGAAGAATTGAAGCAAGCGAAAAGGGAAGCAAAGATCAGGATCAGGGATTTTATTAAATCCCTGGAAGATGATCACCAATTGAAAGCTGATCTTCTGCTTGTAGTGGGTGTTGGTAGAGTTGGTAGAAAATCAACAGTTGCTTCTATGAACATGCAAATCAAAGATGCTTTGATAGAAGCAGGGGAACAGGGACTAACCGAAATGGACATTTTCAAACAGTTCAAAATTGGTCGTCCTGAAATGAACAGGAAGGTTCGTTTGTTCCTAAAGGTTGCCGATCCTGATTCAAGGGTATGGGTTAGTTTCAAAGATGGTGTTTACAGAGTTGAAGCACTTGGAGCAAACCCACCTGAAGAATGGGGTGGTTATCTTCCTTCAGATGTAGAGCAGCTATAAAGCTGCACGGTTTACCTTGCAAAATCCCCTGGAAACAGGGGATTTTTTTTATTGACAATTTAATTTAAATCTGGTACTGTTTAATAAATCCCATCTTCTAAATTCATTTTTAATTTATTACAACCTGCAATAATGGGCTATACTAAATGACATTAGATGAAAAGAAACAGGTAATTATAAATGAATTTGAAGCAATCCCAAATTTAGATTTAGCAATTGAATCTGCAAAAATAAATTATGGTTTAACAGATAAAGATATAAAACGTGCTTTTGAAGATTCTGATTTTAATAGAAGAATTAAGAAAGTTGAAATTGATTTTAAAAAAGAACTATTAGATAATTATCTTGATTTGGTTAGATCAGTAAAAGATGATGATAGGTTAAAATCACAATTGTTAATTAAAAGTTTAGAAACATTTGTTTCTGAAGTATTTGGTTCAAAAGATAAAAAAGAAGCGCCTGTTGTTCCGCAAAAGATCATATTGGAAGGTGTAGATTGATCCAAAAAGTACAGATAATTAAAAAGGTTCAAGATACACTTGTTAAATCAGATAAAAGGCATAGGTTGATTGTTGGTGGTAGGGGTAAAGGTGCAAGTTGGTCAATAGCACGTGTTCTATTATTGGAAGGGATGCGTGATTCTTTATTTATTCCTTGTGTTCGTGAAATCCAAAAAACAATACGTTATTCAGTAAAAAAATTGCTCGACGATACAATTGAACATTTCGGGTGGGAATGGTTTTATAATTCAACACTAACTGAAATTTCTGGTATTAATGGAACTAAGTTTATTTTTGTAGGGATGCAGGATTTTAAAGCTGATGATGTTAAATCACTTGAAGGTGCAGATCGGTGTTGGGTTGCTGAAGCACAAGCAATTAGTAGAAGATCAATTAATATTTTAAGACCAACAATCAGAAAAGAAAATTCTGTTATCTGGTGGGATTTTAACCCACGATATGAAACTGATCCTGTTTGGATAGATTATATTTTAAATGCTGATCCTAATGCAGAAGTGCTTTGGTTAAATTGGAAAGATAACCCTTGGTTTACTGATGCATTAAAATTAGAATTAGAATCTGATTATAGAAGAAATGAAGAGGAAGCACGGCATATTTGGGAAGGTGAATTAAGAACTGCTGGTGATCGTTTTGTATGTCCATCTTCTTTAGTTGATATTGCAATTGAAAATAAAATTAATTTTCTTGAAGGTGATAGTGTAGTAGGTGCAGATATAGCGCATCAGGGTGGTGATCATATTGTATTTTATCGTAGGCATGGAAATAAAATAGTTGATAAGTATGAATCTCAATATCAAAATACACAAACAACAATTAGACATTTAAAATCCTTTGCAATTGATAAATCAGTAATAATTAATATTGATAATGGTGATATTGGGAAAGCTGTTGCAGATTTTCTTGAAGCAGATGGTTGGAAAGTAAACAGAATTAATTTTGGTGGTAAACCAATTGATACAGAACACTATGAAGATATTGCAACAGAAATGTATTTTAATTTAAGGGATAAACTACAATATATTGATATTCCAAATGATGAAGAATTAAGAAACCAATTAATACAAAGGAAATATGATTTTATAAATGGTCGTAGAGGTTATGAAGTAATGAAAATTGAAAATAAAGATACATTTAAAGAACATGCTGTTATGAATAGTAATTCTCCTGATAAAGCTGATGCTTTAGTATTGTGTTTTTATGAAGGTGCAGCAAAAAATGCTTATGCTACAACAGTTGATTATAACATTTTTTAAGGAAAATTAACATGGGGTTATTCGACCGAAAAAATAAAAAGAAAGAAAGAACTATTACAATACAAGCAATTTCAGATGTAGAGGGAAGAAAAGAAGCAGTTTTAATTGAATCATTATTAACTGGTAGAACAATCAATATTACTATTCCAGGTACAGTAAATGCATATTCAAATTATGAATCACAAGTTATTGAAACGTATAGAAAATATAATGGTTTTAGTAGTTTTGGAAATCAGCAAGCACGTGCAATTGTTGATTTAAGAACTGCTTTTATTGCAGGGGAAGGTATTTCTGTAAGTGCTGAAAAAGATAGAACTGCAAAATGGATTGAAAAACAATTCCAGAAAAATAATTTTAATTCTATCAACTTTATTGAATCTGTAAAGGGTACTGAATTAGCTGGACAATCCCTTTTTATTCTAAAACCTAAAGAATGGATGGATGGTCAATTATATATAAAATTTATTCGTGTTCCTTATTCAATTGACCATGCATATCGTCCTGTTTATGATGATAAACTAACAAAAGAAAATATTATTGATATTCAAATTAAAAAAGATGGTGTTTGGGTTAGTGCAGGGTTTAGGAATTATCTTTATGTTAGAACTGGTGGTGATGATTTTAGCAGCTATGGAGCAGTTACAAAAACAGGTGTTGTTTTAACTGACATAGAAAATTATGATAGAGCAATTAAAGATATGCGTAGAAATAATCATATCTTTGCAAGAATAACACCCGTTTTTGAAACTGCATCAGCAGGTGAAGCTAATGGTTTACAGGCAAAGTTGAATGATTTAAAATGGAAAATTGGTCAAGCTTTTATTGGAAGTGCGAAATTTAAATATGAAACACCATCACAAGGTGCACATGAAAATTTAAATTCTGAATTGGTTGCAACAGTTAAAACAATTTCTTCTGTTACTGGTGTACCTGTACACTGGTTAGGGTATGTTGATTTAATGTCTAATAGATCAACAGCAGAAACCCTTTATGAAATGATCAAACAACATACAGTAAATGAAAGATCAATTTGGGAATCTTCATTATATGATATGATCATCAAAGCACAAGAAATGTATATTGATTCTGGTGGTCAAGAAATTTCAAACCTTGATTATAATTTTGAAGTAAAGTTACCCCTTATTGATTTTGCTGGTTTTCTTGATCGTGTAAAAGCTTTGAATCTTGCCTATACTGATGAAGCAATTTCTATTGATGATTATAGAAATATGCTTCCAGGTATTGATCCATATAAAACAAAACGTGCAATTGAAAAAGAAAAGAAAAGTGAAAAAGATAATTTAATGTCTATGGGGTTGCAGTTGCAACAGCAAGAAAACAATTTAGAGCAGGAAGGGGAACAGGCGATATGAAAGTAGTTACAGTAATGGATTGGTACAAGAAAAAGTATCCTAAAAAGTATGCTGAAATTACAGGTGAAGAAAAAGAGGAAAAACCAAAAGCTAAAATTGAAAAGAAATCAGAAATTAAAAAGGAATAGTTATGTATAAAAAAGTTTTACAAGTTGCAACACCTGAAGGCGAAAAGATAGTTGCCCATGTTCAAAAATCAGGTACATGGGTAATTATTAATGTACCTTATTTAGAAGCTGTTAAAAAAGATAAACCTGAATTTGCAAAAAAGGGAATTATTAATTTCAAAGTAAAACTTTCAGATTATTCAAATGCAATTATTAGTTTAACAAAATATCTTGAAGATTTGTTTTTAAAGGAAATGTCTGATGAAAATAACCGTACAAGCATTAGAACTAAATCTAAATCTGGAAGAAATGAAAGAAAAGATACCGAAACAAAAACTGGAACAACTGAAGGGGAAGGGGATTCTGCAAGCTTACACGATAGCACAAGAGGGAATCAGCAAACCCAAAGTGATCGGGGAAGGACAGCAGATTCTAAAATGGACAAAATCGACGATCAGGAGATTAGCAGACAAGATTAAAGAGGGAACAAAGTTTTTTGTTGGGCATGGTGCAACAAATGACCATGATAATCGTGCTTCAGTTGGGGAAGTTTTGGTTTCTTTTCTAAAAGATATTGGTGGTAAATTATCAAATGTAATTATTGGGCATTTTCCAGATGAAAACAAAGTTAAAGATATGGATGTTTGCAGCATGGAAAGCGATATTGAAATAACTGAAGATATAGTTTCAGATATAAATGATGTAACTGGTATTGCATTAGGTTCAAGCGATCGTGAATCACCTGCTTTTCCAGGTGCTTTGCGTTTGGGTACTGTCCACTGTTTTAATATTCAAGCAGAAGAAAAAAACAATAAGGAGTCAAAAAAAATGGAATTAACTGTACAAGATGTAAAAAAAGCGATTAGTGATCTTAACATTTTCCCTTGGCAATTGTATAGCATAGACGATATGAAAAATGATCGTGTATTTGGGAAATTGTTTTCAGAAAACCAAACTTTAAAATCAGATAATGAAAGACTGAATAAAGAAAAATTAGATTTGGAGAGTAAAAGTAAAGAAGCTTTGCGAAAACTTGATATTGATAATGCAAGAAAAGAAATAAATAATTTAATGAGTGAAGGATTTACTGATAAACAGAAAAAGTTTATTAGTGATCGGTTTAAACCTGAAAGTATGGAAGATTTAAGTAAAGAAAGTTTAAATACATTTATTGAAAATGGAAAAAAAGAATTTGCTGAAACTGCACGTTTGTTTGGAGTTGATGAAACAATAAACAAAGGTACAGATAAAGGTGAAACTGAAGAAACACCTGAATCTTTAGAAGAGGAAGCACTAAAGTTAATGGGTGTAAAATAATTTAATTTAATTTTTAAGGAGTAAAATGAAATGGCAAAAGAAGTTGAATTGCTTGCAAAAAGCTATGAAGAAGTAACTTATACACCTGCTGCTGCTGGTGTTGCAGGGGAAGTGCTTAAATCAAATGATGTACTTGGGTTTCTAATTGAAGATATAACTGCTGCACAAGTTGCAGCAGGTGAAACCCGTACACTAATTACTAAAGCTGAAACTTGCAAAGTAATTAAAAATACTGGTGAAGTTTGGGCAGTTGGTGAACCTGTTTATTGGGATGATACTAATAATTGGTTTACTAATGTAGCTGGTGCGCTTGATCTTGCTGGTTACATTAAAGAAGCACAAACTGCACTGGTGCTTGAAGGTGTAATTAATTTTGACGGTTATGCTGCTTTCTTGAAAGCATAATCTAATCTAATTTAAAAATTTATTTTTAAGGAGTAAACAAGAAATGAATGTTGATCTTGAAAGAATGTTTGATCTTGTAGTTCACATGAATGAAAATGCTGGTGAAGATTATGTTTTGGAAAAGAAAAAAGGCATAGTCCTAAATTATAAACAGCAGGGGCATGTTCTGAATAAATCAATTCAGGCATTTATGCAAGCTGTTGCTGTAAAAGATTCAGATAATAAAATAATTCAGGCATTTTCTGGTAGTAGTGATCTACCACAATTGACAAAAGATGTTTTTAATGTAACACAAGCTGTTCCTGAATTTGATACCTTTTGGCAACAGTCTTTCAGGGGTATTCGTTTGCGCCGTGGACAACTAAGTTGGGAAATTGCAGACGTTGAAACTGGAATGACATTTGAACTAATCCCTGAAGGTGGAAAATGTAAATTTTATTCTGTATCTGGAAGTAAAACAGATGCAAAAATTGAAAAGTATGGAATGGGAATTGGTGTTACATGGGAAATGATAGAGGCAAGAAAACTCTATCAGTTCATTAATTTAATGGAAGATGTACGTGCTAAACTTAACAATTTGTGGGCTGATGTTCATTACGGTTTGCTTGCAACAGCTTGTGCTTTAAATGCTGTTGCATGGCAAGGTGGGGCAACTGATCCAATTTTGTCAAGGGATATTGCAACTGTAAATACAGGTTATGTAACAATTGGAAATGCAACTAAAGATAAAGGTTATGGTGATACTGCAAATGCGCCGATGGTAATGTATGCTTCACCTAATCTAAAAGCACGGTTGATGCAGGTGTTCCGTGCAACTTCACCTGATATTGTTTCTGGTAGGGTTGTCGGTTCTGCTACAACTTTAGCTGATGGGCAAATACTTGAATATAATGTAATTCCACGATTTAGTTGGAATTCAAATATTCCAGTTAATAAAGCTTTGCTTGTATTGCCTGCAAATAAAATTCAAAATTCAGTTTACATGCAGGAAATGGGTTTGAATGAAAGGGATATTTCAACCCTTTCAGAAATGAGAACTTACTGGACAGCTTTTGGTGCAATTGTTGCTGATACGGATCAGTGCGCCGAATTGGCATTTGCTTAAAAGTAAGTAAGTAAATTAATTAAGTAATGAAAGCAGCAGGTAATTAATTTTACCTGCTGCTTTTCAAGGGGTTAAAATGGCATTAACAGTTGGTGTTAATAGTTGGTGTACTGTAGCAGAAGCAAATGATTATTTAGAAAATAAATTTGATACAAGGGAATGGTTTACATCAATACAAGATACTAAACCTAAAGGAATGGAAAGCAAAGAAACTTTATTAGTTTCTGCTTTTTATTGGTTGTATAATTCCCCTGATTTAAATTTATCACCAACTTTAACTTCACAAAAAGTAAAAAATGCACAAGCTGAAGCAGCATGGTATTTATATAATCATTTTGAAGAATTAGATGCACGTAGAGCAGAAATCTATTCTGGTTTGACAGAATTTGAATTGTCAAAACGTAG